TCCGCCGGGGCGCCGCCGATCTGTGCGACCGCCAGCTCGCCGGCGCCGCAGGCGAGGTAGGTGCGCTCGACGTCGCCCAGGCTGCCCGCGCCCACGGCGGTGGCGCGTACCAGGGCGGATGCAGCCAGATCGGAGTTGATGTCCGTGGCGATCGTGCCGATGGCCGTTGTCGCCGCGATGTACTCGACCAGGATGTCGTTGCCCGTCACCGTGATCAGGTCGGCACCCTGGCCGCCGAGGATCTTCACGTTGATCAGGTTGCCCTGATTGCCCGCGCGCTGCGCCTGGAGCCGAAGGCGGTTGGTCGGGTCGGTCCCCGCCACCAGGAAGTCTGCGAAGGCGGAACCCGTGCCGTCCCCGCCCTGGAGGAAGCGGAAGGGGCGCTCGCCGGGAGCGTTCGGTCCGACGATCGCCGACTTCTCGGCGAAGGCGGCCACGACCTGATTCGCGATCACAGCGGTGGCCGTGATCCAGACGCTGGCGAGGGCCGAGCCCGCGACCTGCGCGGCGATGGCCGTGGTGGTCGGAGCGGCCACAGCCGGGACGATCGTGATCAACACGCGGCCATCCGCGTACTCCTCGACGCTGACAGAGCCGCCGCCTGAGGGCTCCTTGATCCAGACCCCGATCTGGTTGCCGCCGGGGCCCTTCTGCACGGCGGTGAACGTGAGCAGAAGCTCAGGCTGGTTGTACAGGGTCACGGTGCCCGCCGCGCTGTAGGACACCGCCGTCACACGCTCGCGGTAGATGTTGAGCTCGGCCTTCAGGCCCGGGATCAGGTTCTCGCCACGGATCGTCAGCGCGGCGCCGGCGCCCACGGAGACGCTGCCCTCGACCTGATGGATGCGCGGGCGGTCGCCCGGGATCCACGCCATCGTGTAGGTCATCGCCGGGCGCGTGCGCAGCGGGATGACCACGCCGGCTCCGGTCACGGCGGGGATGCGGCGCTGAGAGAGCTTGCGCAGCTGCGGGCGGAGGCGGTCCCACACCGGCCCTGAGCAGCGGACCACGACGGTCTCGCTTCCGTTGACGGAGGCCCGGGTAAAGTTCGCTTCGGGGGTCAGCGTCTCCAGGCCGAGGATGTCGCTGATGACGGCGGATGCGTTGGCGGTGATCGTAATCTGTGCGTACACGGGGTGCCCCTTTCGTCCCTGTAAATAGGGTGAGCAGGCTGAGTATAGTCAACCGACCTTTGTCGTAGTACACCGCGCGGGGGATAGATCCAGCGCGATTGGCGCCGTGAGAGGGAGGAGCGACGGAGACGGGCCTGAAAACGTCAGAGGCGCTGGGGGGTGGATGTGCGCCGCAAGGAGATTCCGCATCCCGTCGAGCTGCGACTTGAGGCTTTGAAGCGCGACGTTCAGCTCCTCGAACTTTGTAGCGTGACTGCCCGCTGGCCCGAGCAATACGGCATCGGGCGCTTGGGTCACGACCTTGAAGACAGACCCTTGGGGGCTGAACTCGATGTTTCCTCCGAGGGCGTGTACCGCGTAAAGCTGACCGTCCCGCACCTCGAAACGCATGCGCCCCCGCGAGACGACATTCCGGGCGCCTGCGACGACTTCGTTGACGTTTCCGCCCACCTGTGTCGTCTGATCTTGGGTCACGTACAGAGTGTGTGAACCCCCGACGTTGAGGCTGTCGTTACCTCCTACGTCTCGTTGGGCGTTTGCTTCGTGTTGAACCAGGACGTTTCCGCTGACGCGCTCTTCGCTCCGCCCTTCTACTTCTACGGCCCGCCGACCCTGGAACCGCAGGGGGTTGACGTCGCTGCTGGCCCCGCCTCCGTGCTGGTTGATCCCGCCGGCGGCGAAGAGTTCGCAGGCGCCGGAAGCGTTGACGTGGAAACGGAAGAGGCTCTGGCCTTCGCGCGTAGTGACCTCCAGCTTTACGACATCGCCGGTGTGCCCGACGTCCAGCTTGATGGTGTAGTTTTCTTCGTCCGCACCCGTCTGCGTGATCTGATCGGTTCCGCCACGCCAGACGAAAGATGTTTTTCCGTTCTCATTGAGGATTTGGCTTTCGCCCATCCACGAGACCATGCGGTAGAGACCCGTGACAATCTGTACGAGGTCACTGTCTCCAAACGCCTGCACTTTAGAGAGCGCCCCGCCGCGAAGTTGCGCCACTTTTCCATGAAGTGCTGCGACGGAGGCCCCATCGGGACTCGTTCCGACAAAATCCCCTGGGAGAATATCTCGTGGTTCATTCGGCGCGCGCGACGACGCCCCAAGGTTCCTTTGGAGGATGGGGTCGTCGCCGCCGTGCCCGGGTACGTCCGTGACGGCTTGGGGGGTCTCCGAGTTCGTTGCGGCGACCTCGGGCGGCAGGACGCCCATGATGTAGGGCAAGCCCAGGGCCCAGGTGACCACCACGACGGTGCGCGGCGGGAGAAGCGTGATGTCGCCCGGATGGGCACGGATTCGACCCATTTGCATGGTGCGTCCCGAGTTCAGTACGACGCGATAAACTTGTCCGCGCGCGTCGCAGCTGAGAATGGTCCCGCGTTCAATGTGCGGAGTGCCGGCGCCGGTGGCGCCGGCCAGGGGCCCCGGTCCGCGCGGGTCGGCCATACCCTCTGGGATGAGAGGGTCTCGGGTGTTGTGTTGACGTCCGGAGGGGCGAGAAGCAGTACGACGGCCAGCCATAGCCGTAGCGTACGCTACAGGGCGTTCACAGTGGAGTCACCGAGGCCGGTGTCGCTGAAGTTGCCCATGCGGTTGTACGACGGCTCAGGGAACACGTTGGGGGCGAGCCCCAGGACTGCGTCCATGAGTGCGCGACCGACCGACGGCACCTCCATGGCGTCCGAGGCCTGATAGGGCAGGATGCGGTCGCAGAACCCGCTCACCTGCTCCATCACCATCGCCTGCCCGGCTCCGATCTGCATGCCCCAGCTGTTGACCATGCAGAGCTCCAGGTAGCAGCTGGCCACGAGCGTACGGCTCTTGGTGCGCATGATGACGGCCATCCCGAATGGGATGTAGAAGAGCTCGCTGTCCAGGTTGATGAAGAACTGCGAGTTGGGAGAGCCCTCGAACGCAGCGGGGTCATCGAACTGGTCGGGGTTCAGGCCGCCCACCTCGACCGCGTTGTGGTACAGCGCGCGGAGGAGATTCCGCCCGTTGATCATCACGCGCTGCACGTTCCACGAGCTCTGGCTCTTGCCGCGCAGGAAGTACGAGCGGCCGGAGCCGATCGCCATCATCGGCGTGACCGGGGCTTGGGTTTGGACGCCAAACGCCGTAAACATCCCGAGCGCCATGAGCGTTCGGGGTGTGTTGCGCTCCGGCCGGGCCACAGCTCGGCGGGCAGGGCCTGCGAGAAGCAGGGTGTCATCCGGGTGCGCGGCGTCGTACGTCGCGTTGTCGAGGATGCGCTCGACGTGGTTCCGCTGAAGGGACCACGTGGCCAGGGACTTGGTGACGCCGATCGGGTACGTTGCCATGGGGCTCTCTACTCCGTAGGGTAGGGTGAATCAGGGGGCCTTCGAGCGGTCGTAGAGGGCGGAGCCCCTAAGGGCCAGCCGGGTCAGGGTCGTGTTGTCATGCGCAGAGGCCAGTTTGGGCGCTCCCTCCAGGGCTCCACTTCGTGCCTCTTCAAGAACGTCCAGAGCTCCCATTCGCGCCACTTTGACAGCGATGTGGTCCAGCACGGGTGAGCCGGTGAGCGACGCTTGGGCTTTCTTCCCACCCATGCCGAGAAAGGACGCACCCTCTCCTGCGCCCATGGCCGACGCCACAGGAGCGACGACGCCAGTGGCTTTGCCGGCAAAATTCACGGCCTTCCCGCCCATGCCGGCTGAGGCCAAGGGCCCGGCGCCGAACAGGCCCTTGCCGAAGTTCCCTGCCCCTCGGAGCAAGGCGCCGCCGGCGCCGCGAACGGCGGCGCCGAACAGCGCTTTCTTTTCCCAGTAGGTCAAGATCACACCACGAGGTGGAAAGCCACCGTGTTCAGGGGGCGCGGCACCTTGCCGTTGAAGAACAGCTCGATGCGGTCAGCGGAGAACTCGCTGACGCCGATCGAAGTGATCGACCCCTCAAGGAGGGGCGGACCGAAGCGCGCCACGCGGCGGCTCTTGAGCTGCTCAGCGCCATCTCCGACGGCGCGCGCGATCTCGTTGATCGTCTCGGGCAACACGTTGTACTGCCCGATGAACGACTCCAGGAGATCCTGGAAGAACATGGAGATGAAGTCCACGTTCTTCACCACCGACAGCTCCCCCGTTTCGATGGCGGTGGGGTCCGTCGTGAGCTGGTGGATGCACTCCGGGAGGGCCCCGGGGGTGCGCTGGATGCAGACGAAGAGACCGCCGTCCGACAGGCGGGACAGCTGAGGCTCGCTGAAGTACCCCTGGGCGTGCACCAGCTTGGTAAAGCCGACGAACGAGCCGTTGGTGAGTCCGGCCTGCGGCGGGATTCCGGCGATGACACCGCCCACAGCGCAGGCGAGGTAGTAACTGGGCTGAAGCCCCGCCAGCGTGCGCGTCGAGGGCACCGCGCGCGCCAGGGAACCGTCGCGCAGGTCGGAGACCTCCACCTGATCGGGCCACATCATCGTGAGGCGCTTCGACCGAACCGACTGCGCGATGGTCACCAGCGCCAGGAGCTGATCCTCCAGGGACAGCGCGCGGACGATCCGGTAGTTCTGCGCGTTCGGCGTGGTGTTGTCGATGTACCGGTCCTGTACGTCTCGGGCGAAGAAGTGCGGGAGCTCCTTCGCGATCGACCCGGTGTCATCCACGCCGTTCGCGATCAGCAGACGGTTCTCGTTCTGAACCGAGCTCACGCGGTAGGAGAGAAGCCGTCCATCGAAGGCGGCGGGCCCGTAGTTGTTCGGATCGAGAGGGATCTCGATGGTGTCACCGGGCAAGACGCCCGCCGTCAGGAACGTCGCGCTGCCGTCTTCGAGCCGGTTGAACAGGTCGTCGTTGAGCGCCACGGTCGCCGTGCAGGAGCCCGTGATCGGCGTGACCGAGGTGTAGGGGTACCGCTCCACCCACGAGATCGCGCCGTTGTTTGCGTCGGGGATCACGCCCGCACCCGCATTGGCCACGTCCACCTGGGTGGCCCCGCCGAACGCCGTGATCAGGAAGGTGCCGTTGTTGGCGGGGTCGGCTGCGCCGGTGATGGTCAGGTAGCGGCCCACGCTGAGGGCGGTCATCCCCGTCAGCCCCGTGACGCGCATCTCGCCCGCGCCGGCGCCGGCGACGATGTTGGCCACCGCTCCGGACTGTCCGGCCACGGCGTCGCGCGTGGCTTGCGTGCTGGGCTCGACGACCTGCGCGCCGCCAGCCTGAACCGCAGCGAGGAGCAGTGCAGACACAACGGCGTGCGCGTTTACGGCGTTCACGACCTGGGTGTGCGTGTGCGACGTCCCGTCGACGGTGATGGTGATTGCGAAGCCCGCGACCGAGACCGCGACCGAGGGGAGCCCGGGGCTCGCCACGTAGACGATGCTGTAGGGCCCGCCCACGACGGTGGGGTTTCGCATCGAGTAGCGGACGGTGCCGAGCGTGCCGCCGCTGCCGCTACCCGTCGATACGTCGACAGAGGCGAGGCTCGACACCTTCACCGTACCGTCGGGCGCGCGAATGAGGACCTCGATGTCGCCTGCGACGGCGCCAGCGGCATCATCCCATCGGGAGGATCCAGGGACGACCTCGAAGGCGCTGGGGTCGCCCGGATTCGGGTAGTTCTGGGAGCTGTTGACGTGGCTGACGGTGTGCGTGCCGCGTCGGTTCTGCCAGTCGGCCGAGCTCGGGGTCAAGCCGATCGTCACCGAATCGCCCGGGAGTACCGATCGAACACCCACGGAGCCGGTGGACACCGAGGCGATCGACACCGTCCGGTAACGGGCGGTGTTCACGCCCGTGGGTTGCTGTGCGACGCCCGAGATCGAGCCCGAGTAAATGGTCTCGGTCGTGGGGAGCGGGATGCTCCCGAGTACGATGCGGAACTTCTGGATGACCCCGTTCGTCTGCGCGAAGGTCGGGTCCGCCATCTGGTCGAACTCAGCCTTGTACGCCGCGTGGATGTTGAGGTCCTGCGTGAGCGGTACGAAGCAGTACAGGTCGCGGCGCGTCCCCATCGCCCCCCGCGCCGCCGTGTGCCCAGCGGCGCCATCGGTAGGGACGCCGTAGTAGTAGATCGGCACAGCCCCGCCGTTCTGAAGGGCCAAGAAGGCCCCTACTGCCAGGGGGTTGCGTGCGTCGATCTTGCCCAGGCCCAGGAGCGTGGACACTCCGCCCACAACGCGGATGTCGTCATCGGTGACAGATCCGACCTCCTGGAGGTCCTGCCGCAGGGCGCGGTAGGCGAGGTAGATCTCCGCGTAGGACAGCGTACGGGACACGGTGGTTGTCGCCGGGGCGGGCACAGCCACCGTGGCTGCGGGCGTAAGCTGGATGGACAGCGTCACGCCGCCCTTGAGTACCAGCTTGTCCGAGCCCGACTCAGGGAAGGTGAGGATGGTGTCGGAGGGGTCCAGAAGGTCTTGCGTTGCGAGCGTCCGCTCCACGCGGATTTCCCCGTTCGCGTCGTAGACCCATTGGCCCAGGCCCGTACCGGTGTCGGGGAGCTGCTGCGTCAAGCGCAGCTTGTTCTCGTTGCCCGGTGCGACGAGGCCGTCTCCGTTGGGCTCGCCGACGCTCTGCACGACGCGCACGACGGTCTGTTCGACGCCGGCCTCCGACGAAGTCAGCACCACCCGATCGCCCGGCTGGATCCCGGCGGCGACGAAGTCGATGGTGACGGCGCCGGTGATGGTCACCAGGGTCCGATCCGCCACGGACGTCGTCACGCTGCCGCCGAACACAGGTGCGATCAGCGGGTTCAGATAGGTCGAGCCCAGCACGACGCGCGGCAGTCGCAGCACCGCCTTCACGGAGGCGTGGTCCACCTTCGAGCCCGCGCTCTGTCCGGGGTACCCGCCCTCCAACACCGTGACCGCGTCACTCCCGGCGGCAGGAGGCTGGTAGCCCGTGTACGTGCCGTTGCCTGCGCGGGCTTCCAGCTGACCGTAGGTGGACGCGAGCAGGATGGTGCTTGCGTCGTCGGGGTAGTCGAACAGGTCGTACGCAGGGCCGACCACGACGGTGTTCAGATCAGGCGTGTTCGGAGTCGCTTGCGGCTGCGCGAGCTCCTGGAAGATCAGTACGAGGGGCCGTGCCATTTGGTGTCCTCTCCGGTGACGGTGGAAAGATAAGGGTTCTTTACGGCGTTGAACTCAGCGCCGGGTGCGTAGATCCAGTGCGCGAAGGTCTAGTCCCTCGCCGTTGCCATAGTCCATGCGCGCCGCGACTTCGCGCAGAACAGGGGCGATAGGTCGGGTTCGCCAAGCAAACTTGATCATCGTGTTCAGAGTGACCGTAGTGACCCAGCTCTCGACGTGTGCACTGGACGGCCTATACGGCTGCGTGTCGCTCACGGTAGGGGCGGATACGTCGTGGATGCTGAAGGCTTCGCGAATGTGGTTTCTCGACCCGTACAGGAATGCGAAAGTGACATCTGCCAGCGTGGCGCTAACGCCGCGCGACCCGCCAATGCACAGGACAGAGATCGGCACGTTGGCCCAGGCGATAAACAGCTCGGTCATGCTGGGCTTGTCGAAGTCAGCTCTGTTTCCGACTACGACTTGTTGCGGCTGTGTGACGCCTTTCTCGACCAGGAGAGAGGGCGTTCGGTCCCGTGCGTCTGGTTCTTCGGTGTATTGACTCTCGATGTAGATGCGCGTCTGCTCGGTTTCGTGCCGCAGAGGTTGCGCGTCGGGGGCCCATACGTAAGGACTGTCTCGCGCGTTGTCTCCGCTGAAGCGTGCTTGTAGGCAGTTGGTGAATACGCCTACCAACGCCATGGGCGACCCAGGGAAGATGTCGGGGTGTTGGTCGTCAACCCGCGCGGTACCAAAGAAGGGACGTACGTTGTCCATGTTCAGGCCTCAGTACAGCGGGTCAATGGTGTCGGGGTTGAGCGCGTATTGATAGATGATGTGATCCCTCGGCAGCTCTTGCGCGGGAATTTCTTGGTGCACGCAATTCAGCTGAATTTGGGTCTCAATCTGCTGATCGACGCGGAATCGCCGGTTGTCCGATAGCCGGACGATCAAGTCATCTCGCTCCAGCGTGGGGTAGTCGGGAATCCAGAAGGTGCCGTCGTTGGCGTCACTCTTCTGGTTCGGCCCAATTGCAGTCGTGTTTGAGGTGCCTGTGCTACGGGCGTAGGTGACGAACGGCGCCCAGTACCCCCCGACAAACCCTGTCCCCCAACAGGCGCCGCAGTTCGGTCGCACGACCTCTTTTGAGCGCTTGTCAAAGCACTTCAGGCAGCGCTCGCCCCAGCGCTTCTTCTTCAAGACGACAATACGCCCTCCGTTGAACTTCAAGCTCAGGCGGAAATCCCTCTGCGCCTTGCGCATGAACTGACTCATCTTCCTATCGACAGGAAGAGGGCCCGTTTCCGCTTTTGTCTCCAGCTCGGCACCCGACGGTAGGCGGCACACCAGCCGGTAGTGCAGTTCTTGGAAAAAACGCAGCGAGTTGGGCTGGAGGTTGTCGAAGGTCGATGCCACCGCGTTCAGCTGGTCCTTGTACGCGTACTGATCGGGGCCGGAGAAAATCTGGTCCCAAGGGCCGTCTGGTCCGCCGCTGCGGTACAGCGTGAAGTGAAACACGCCGCTTTCGGTGGGCGCGACGTTAGAGATCGTCCACTGTACGAAGTGAGCGGTGGGGGCCAAGTTGGTTAGACGCGTGAACTGGAGGTTCATGGCTGCGGTGGCTCAATGGGCGCTTCTTGCGCGTCGCCAGTAGCGTTGCGCATCTGATCGAACGCGCGGCGTCGCGCGTACTCTTTCGACTCCTGCCGCCCCGCGAGAGTGTGCGCCAGATTCCAGGCGCGAGACTCAGGCGGTCGAGGGTCGATGTGGTCTGTGTCGAATTTTCCTTCGGCCATGGGCGTTACGTTTGTCTCGGGAGACAGACCCGAGAGCTTCACGTAGCTGCTCACGTTCATACCGGTGGGGGTCATCTCGGGCCCCAGGACCGTGGCCAGTACGGGGTGTTTTCGGTTGGGCACCGTTTTGAATTGGGCGTAGCCCAAGACTTCTCCGTTTCGCCCGTGGAGCGGGATGTGGTAACTGCCCGGTGGGAGCCCAAGGCTGTCGACGACACGCTGAAGGGGGCGCACGTTGTTACGAGAGAAGGGCGTTCGCTCCTCCATTCGGTCGTGCGCGTGCGCTGCGCCCTTTACGGCGTACGGGGGCCCTGAGTCCGCAGGCCTGTCATACCAGTTGAAGAAGTCGTTGTTGTTGAACGATGTGCTCACTTCGAGAGGCACTTGCTCTTTCCGTGACGCTCCGTTGTAACGGCTGGAGGGGTACGCCGTACCCGTGCCCTCCCCGACGGGTGTGAGATAGACCTGCCGGTGTTCGACGCGCCTCATCGCAACACCGGCATCGTGGTCTCCTCACCCGCTTGCAGCTTATCTGCGGTTGAGCGCTGCGCGGCGGCAGCTGACGTGTTCAGGAAGCTCGCGCGGTAGTCGCCGGGGGAAGGCGCGCTCAACGAGCTCTTGGGAGGTTGTACCGAAGCCAGGGGCGCGGCGCGCGGCGCGCTCGGCGGCTTCGGCGCGCCCACGGATGACGACACTCCGTCAGAAGTGCCCTGGCCGGTCGCCTTCTTCTCACGTGACGCGGCATCGTACTCGTGTACGAGGGCCGGCGTGATGCCGTGCTGTCGCGCGGTGTTGGTGTGGAAGAAACGCCGCTGGCGCTCAGAGACGTAGGGCATGTCCTTAGGATAGCCCTACGGAGTCAGCGGTGGCGAGCTCAGATCGAGGAGGGCGGCTGATCGAAGATGATCTGCTGCATCGACTCGCTGTTGCCGATGCCGATGCCCGGCGCGGCGTAGCTGAAGAAGGTGATGATGTCGGCCCGCTGCTCGATGAACAGGGTGGCATCCTGGAGCAGGAAGAAGTTGCCCAGGAAGTTCTGCGGGCTGAACACCCAGCACTCGCGGGGGTTGTAGATGTCGGTCTTCGCCGTCGTGATGACGGGGATGCCCCACAGCCGCTCCTCCTTGTCGATGCCGTCCTGGTAGTGCGCGCGCGCGATCGAGTCGCCGACGAGGGTCGCAGGCAGGTTCATGGCCTCGCGGTACAGCGAGTTCGTCATGAGCATCTTGCCGATCGGCCGGCGGCGGTTGTCCATCGCCTGGAACGACTTGACGAACGACCCCGGCGTGAACGAGCCGACCTGCGTGCGCTGGTTGCCCGCGTTGCGGTTCACCAGGGTCAGGCACGTGCGCCGGAAGTAGAGGTCCTCCTGGTCGGCGAGGTCCTTCACGGAGTTGTCGGCGAGGATCTTGCGGATGTCGTTCTGGTACGACATCAGCTTGAACTTCGACTTCGTGAAGAGGTCGCTCTGGGTCTTGCCGAAGTAGACCACGTAGCGCTTGCCTCGGAACCAGCGGGCGCGCGGCGTGCCGTCGAACTGCACGTACGTCGCCGAGCTGTCGGGCTCCTTCTCGACGATCTTCCGGGGCTCGTCGGAGTCGACGTCTCGGTCGATCTCGTCGTCCTGGAGGGGCTGCGGGGGCAGGATCATGCGGACGGCAGCTTCCTGGCGTACGATGCTTCGGATGAAGGCCGTCCCGGCCTCCTCCGCGAGCTTCGTGTTGCCGGAGCTGAGCATGCTCACGAACTTCTGGTTCAGCGCCGTCGCGTTGCTCTGGACGGTCTCCGTGTTGTACATCTCGATGCTCTCCGTTCTTGCTGTAGAGGCTTACGTCTCTGTGTGCTGGCGTCGGCGATCAGCCCCGCAGCCCGAACATCACGTGCAGGATCCCGTTCCGGAAGCCGCGCGCGCCCACGTAGCCCACGACCTGGAGGCCCGAGGCCGGGTTGGTCTTCGCCTCGAACTTGCCGGCGTTCGCGACGAGCGGCGTGCCAGGGGGGAAGGTGACACCGTTGACCTCGCTCGTGACGAACTCCGCGAGGCCGGCGAGCACGACGAGCTTGCCCAGGTAGGCGCCGTCGTAGTCGTCGTCGCCGCCGTGCACGAAGCCCATCGCGATGGGCAGCGCAGGGGCCGAGAGGTTGGGCGACGTCGCCGGCTCCCAGTAGCCGTTGGCGTTCAGCGTGACGGCCATACCCGGCAGGACGGTGCCGGGCTGGGGCGTACCCTGCGAATCGGGGGTAGTCACGCCGGTGCCCGCGTCGATCGCCGTTGCGGCCTCCTGCGCGAGGACGTCGGAGATCCAGAGGGCCGCGAAGCCGCCCGGGTTGGGCTGCGCGGAGATCAGGTCGTAATTCGAGTTGAGCCGCATGGTGTCGTTACCTCGTCGTGGATGTTAGGCTGCCCGGACACGCCGGGCAGCGATCAGTCTTCGCCTGCGTTCAGAATGGCTTCGGCGAACGCGTCGTAGGCCAGCTTCGTAGCCTCCGCGCCCGTAGTCGGTTCGGGTGCTCCCGGGGACAGATCGGCTGGCGCGCCGAGCGGCGTGGGGCGATCGTCTGCCGACGTCTTCAGAAGCCGACTAAAGACGGACTCCAGCTCGGGGTCGTTCACCGAGGCCAGCTTGTCGCGCACCGTGTCCGGGAGCGCGTCTCCGGTACGTTCCCGGTAGAGAGCCTCCATCAGGTCGACGCTGCTTGCGGCCTTCGTCTGCGGAGGCGCCTGCTCTGGCGTTGCGTCGCGAGGGGCCGCATCCAGGTCAGCAGCGAGGAGGTCGAGAGCCGCAGCGATTTTGGTGAGGGCGGTGGTCATGGGCGCGCGATCCGTTCGCGAAGGAGTGTAAGCCCCCGCATGGCGCGAAGCGCCAGCGCGGACTTCTTGTAGAGCAGCACGGCACGTTCGTCCTCAACAACGCGCGCGGCACTGGCTAGCTTCCGCAGGGGGGCCCCTGGGAGCGTGTTGTCTACCTCAGCGTCAACGCCCGCGATCTCGGGCGGCGCATTGCGAAAGCCCGCCGTCTTTACGGCGTTCAAGCTGGCCAAAGAGATCTGAGGCTCGGGGACCTGCCGGATGGCCTCGGCCAACGCGCGAACGTGGTCGCCGTACGAATTGCGAGCCGCCGTCTTTGTCACGTGCGCCGCTTCGCCGCCGTCTACCCGAGGCAGGCTCTGGAGCACTTCTGCGAGGGTGGCCATCTACTTCTCCAGGAGGTGGGTGCGAAGCGCGGGGTGAAAGTGGGCACTCTCAGAGGCGTGCTTCGCTCCTGACAGGGCCGCGCGCGCTTCATCGAAGAACGCCTGTACGCGCGGGGCGACGCCCGCAAACGCCTCCTTGCGCAGCGCGCAGTGCGCCTGGATCAAGGCTCGCCGGCGCGCGGCGTTCATGCCGGCGACACCATCTTGAGGCCGATCTCGTAGCCGTGGGCGTAGTGCTCGGCGGCCTTCACCTGGATCGCCTGCTCCATCCGAACGGCTTCCTCGTCCTCAGCCTGCTTCAGGAGTTCGGCCTCGTGAATCGCCGTGGCTTCGACGCGCGCGAGGAAACCGGCCGGGTCGTGGGCCGCTTCCTTGACGAGCTCGACGAGCTCGGGGTCGAGGCGCCCGTCGCCGCTCGCGGAGGCCGTCTTCGTGACCTGCTGCGCCATGCTCTCGGCGACCTTCTCGTACATGCCGATCTGCGCCATGAACCCGTCGGCCATGGCGGCGCCGTAGAGCTGTGCCATCTTGATCGACCCCTCCTGGTCCTGCGCCGCAAGCTCAGCCGCGAGCTTGTCGAACACGGGGGCTGCCGCGCCGGCCGGGGCCGCCGCGCCCGCCGTCTTCGTCGTGGGCCGCCCGACGGCGGCGATGGCCTCCTCGACAGCGCTGGCCGTTTTGGAGGTCGGCTGCGCGGCACTCCGGGTTCCGCTGGGAGCCTGGGTGGAGTCGCCGGCAGTCTTCGGCAGGCGGTTCTTCATGATGTCTTCGAGGTTCATTTGCTCTCCGTGGGTAGGTTAGTCAGCCCAGACGAGACGGCTGATGTTTTCGACGAGGCGGCCGATGTTCAGGCCAGGAGCGGCGTGAACATCGGTTGGGCTCTCTTCTGCGTTATGAACCAGCGCCGCGACTTTGTCGTGCATCGGCGTCTTCGCCAGCCATTGAGCGTAGCGGGTGCTGCCGGCCTGTGCGATCTTCGCCAACAGCGCGTCGTAGGAGCTCGTCCCTGCGCGCTCCACCATGTCGTACGCCTCTTTGTGTACGACGTCCGCGTAAGAGGGCCGCGCGTACGCTGACACCTTCACGAACTCAGTACCACCAGAGACAGGGAGGCCCTGATCGGTGTGGTACTGCGAGTATCTGTAGGCCGGGAATTCATTTCGTACGGCCTTCTGCGTAGCGTACCCCGCTGCCAAGCCCGCAGGGATCGCCCAGATCCCTGACCCAGGGCCCATGGCCGCACGAATGCCTGCGCCGTAGAGGGCGCCAAGCGTCGCGGTCGATGCGAGTTGTGCTTTCACGTCGGCGTTGTGCGCGCTCATGGCTGCGCCTCGTGTCGTCTGATACGTCTCCCCGGTGTACGGGTTTGTCATCGACAAGACGTCGGTCTTCGCGGGCTCGCGAGCGCGGTAGTATGCGCCGGGTCCTACGGGTGCTTGAAACGCGTCGCTCGGAGCGTACGCGCGCTGGCGGAAGAAGTCAGTGAAGCCGCCGCGTTTCTCTACCCACGCCGCCAGGGGCTGAATCAGCTCGTTCTTTACGGCGTCAACACGGAGGGCCACGAAGGCTCCGAGCTTGGCCTCCACGTCGGGGTACTGTGCTACGACCTCCGTGAGCACAGGGCTGAGCGCGACGAGACGGTCAAGCTCGGTGCTCGAAGGCGACAGCCCGCTGGTCTTGGCGAAGAGGTCGATCACTTCCCCTGCGGACAGCACGACGCCGCTGGCGGCCAGCGTTGACAGCGTGCTGGTTACGCCGGCGCTCTTCGCCATCGCGTACAACGCCGCAGGCATCTTCGGCCACTCCCGTACGATCTCGCTGGCCTGGGCGCCGTAGGCGCTATCGACGGCACTGCTCGCGATCTTGGAGTGGCTTCGGATCTCGATAGCGCGCTCTTGGTACCGGCGCAGCTCTTCTCCGAGGTCCACGCTGTAGCGGAAGCTCTGCTCTTCAGCAACCTTCTTCAGCATCCACCCCGTAGGATCTGCGGGCCGAAACACGAAGCTGATGTCGAAGAACTTTGGGCTGGGATTGAGGACCGCGACTTTGCGCCCATCGGGGAGCACGCGGCGCAGCATCCGGCTCGCGTGCTCGCAGTACTGTGCGCGCGTGGGCGCTCGATGCCCGCAGATCGTGCAGACATCCCAACGCACGTGGCAGTTGTGACTGACACTGCCTTCGGTGACGTAAGTGTTGTCTTCGTCAACCTCGAAGTTGTACACGGGTCCGACGTAGGGCCGTGCCGTCAACGAGCGGATCGGCACGACGACATAATCACCGATGATTTTTCGGCTCTCTTTGCGTGCGCGGAGCAGATGCGGCTTCACCTTGTCGCAAACGTCTCGGAGCGATTGAGCCCACTGTGCGCCGATGAACACGACGTGTTCGATCGTCGCGATGCGAACCAAGGAATTGGCCTTGTGCGTTAGGGTCTGTCGCGACGCCAGCACCCCGAGCCGAGGCAGCAGCGACAGCCACTGATCGGCCAGCGCCTCGGACGAGGTGGACACGTGCAACGAGCCGTTGGCGTTGCCGCAACCGTCGCCGTTGGCGTACGCACCGAAAAGTTCGCGTTGAAATTCCGGCGCCCAGTGCATTACTTCAAGCGCGAGGTGCTTTTGCTTCGCGCCCGCACCGTCACCACAGAGTAGAGCTAGACGGGTTGCGACATGGCGGTCATACACCCGTACGCTACGCGCTACTTCACTGTGTGCGCGAGCCACAATGTACGGCTCTGGCAGCTCTAGGGCCGCGCAAAGCTCGGGCAGCTCGCGCAGTAGCGTGTCGTCACGATGGCAAGACAGCTCAAAACCGGACACCTTGCCGTGTTTGTCGCGCAGGGAGTTGCCTTCGGCAAGGTAATAGCCGAGCAGGCGCGCGAACTCTCGTGTAACGTAAGCCGGTGTTTCGACGTGGCGGTCGATCGGCTGGAGTAGGTAGTGCTCTCCGCCGCACAATTCTTCAGCGAGTTTCCAAACGGGAGATAGCTTAGCGTCAGGGCGCCACCCCTCCACCCCTTTTGCGTTGCGGACGCGAACCTGCGACGCGGGCGCCACCAGGAAAGGGTGCTCGTGTGTGGCGTCGAACGCGGGGGCGGCCTCGGCCTTTACGGTGTACAAAGTCCCGCGATATTCGCGCCGGTGGAGCTCGAAGACGCGACGTCCGCGTCCAGCGTGCGACAACACCTCGTCGCCGATGGCGATGTCTTCGACCTTCTTCCGTCGCCCATCACCCAGTGTGATGCGTGTCCCGGCGGTAACGCACCCCATGCTGACGGCTGGGAAGTCACCGTCCCCGATGCGCTGACTGATGTCTGGGTCGCGGCTGTTGACCAGCTTGAGTAACAGCTCAACCCTGTGCATGTAGGGGTTGAGCACGGACTTGTTGATCCACCCGAGAGACTTTGACGGGTCCTTGTTGACGTGGTGTTTGTAGATCCCCCCGTGCTTCTCGAAGGTGGTGTAGTGGTGGCTGAGCGTTTCAGGCTCAGAGATCCACCCGTCCAAAGACTTCGTGCACTCGGGGTGCCCACACTGAGCCAGTTCTCCGACCTTGTAGGGCGCGTTGGGGAAGCCGTCCCCGTTGCGGTTGTCGTCGTAGAACTCGTAAGCGCCGAGGGCGTTGACGAGGATGTACGAGACGCCCGCTTCGGGTTGGACGTTTTGAAGAAACGCGTAGAGCGGCGACTGGCTCTCTACGAACGCTTTCTTCTCGATGCTCAACCCCCCACGGGGCCCCCCCCACGCAACCAGTTGCGCGGTGGGCTCCCCTGTTTGGGGGAAGCGCTCGTCCAGTTCCAGCAGCTTGTCCATCGCAGGATAAAGATACGCGGAAGTGAGTCCGCGTGTCAGCGCTCAGGGCTTCGGGCCCATACCCCGCTGTGCTTGGGCGCGCAGGGCGCGGATTTTCGCTTGATGAAGTTCGGCTTCACGCGCGGCCTGTACGGCTTTCTCAGCCTGAGCTTTGATCTCAGAAAGATGCTCTGAGCCCAGCTGCCCAAGGCCGTGTCCGAGAAGGCCGCCCATGGCCGCTCCTGGTAGGGCGTAGCGCAGCGCCCCACGGCGGGGGTTCTCTTCGTCCGCGTACGCTCCAAAACGAGCACCTGCGAGACCGCCCCCAACGGCCCCCACTCCGGTACCGATGATCTCGGGGTGAGCTTTCAGGACATCGAGTAGGGCGGTGCCGGCCCCTGCGTTCTTCTGGAAACGCGCAAGGTCGTGCAGCGCGGCCTCGGCGTTCAGGTCCCGCAAGAACTCCACTTCAGGGACGCTGTACGCGCCCTCGGCGGCCAGCTTGTCCAGCGCGCCATCCACGACGGCAGCGCCGACCAATGACGCGACGAACGCTTCACGCGTCGCGCGGTCCGCGCTGAGCTTGGTACCCGCATCCGTCTCGGCCCACACCTGAAGCGCGAGCTTGGCGATGCCTTCCAAAAGGCTCGGCCCCTCGCACTGAGCTGCCGCCTTGATCCGCCCCCACGCTTGTCGAGCCTTTACGCCGTTATTCGACATCGTGAAGCTCCTTGTACGCCTTGATTCCGTCACGTACCAATGCGTGGTTGACGTGGTCAACGGCGATCTTCGTGGACAGCGCCTTGATGACCTCCGGCAGCGTCGCGTCAGCGGGCGGATAGCCGTGATCCGCATGGACGACGGCGAAGGCCAGTTTGGACCAACCGTGCTCACGGAGCGCGGAGCGCAGCCTCGGGGATACCAACTTGTGGATGTTCACGAATGTCCTCGCCCCTTCGAGTCCTGAATGACCTTCTCGGTGTCAGCCATGAGACGAATCGTCGCGAAGTCCGGCCCCGATCCGTTCATCCCGCTCATCGTAGCTTGACGCAAGAAGGTGCGCGTAGCCAGAGGGTTGTTGGCGACGGAGGGCGCGAACGTCTTCAGCGTGTGAAAAGACCCCCGAAGACGCTCGGGGTTCTCCCGGTGTTCGGCCTGAAGAATGTCGTCACCTTCCAGGGCGGTACGGAACGACGCTTCGTGCTTGGGGTCGTCGTAAAACTTCTTCTTCAAAAAGCCGGACGCTGCGTCGATTGGGGCCCCGACCAGCCTTTGCGCCAGCTGCTGTGCCAGGGAGTTCGCCATCGCGTTTTGCACGGTGGGGTACACCGGGGCGTACGCCGAGATTTTCTCGTTGGCGAACTGGTCGTAGCTCGCGTACACGGACATCGGGGGAAGGGGTGTCGCCATGTTCTGCTGTGCGTTGGCCATGTAGTCACGCATCCGGATGTCTTGTTCTGTTGCGGTCATGCCCCCGCGCAGGGCGGAGGTACCAAGGGCGCCGATGCCGGCGCCGAGGGCCAAGGGCGCGCCGTAACGGTGCAACCAGGGCGAAGGCGCTCCTTGCCCGTTCGGTGCAGGCGGCAAGGGCGCCGCCTGCTGAGCCTGCTGAGCCTGCTGAGCCTGCTGAGCCGGCTGAGCCTGCTGAGCCGGCTGAGCCTGCTGAGCCCGCTGAGCTTGTGCCCGAGCCTGGACGGGCGGCACAGGCGCAGGGGACAGGGGCCCTTGCGGCACTGTCCCCCGCGCCTGAAACGCCTGCGGAGGGGGTGGAGGCGGCACGGCGCGATGATGCGCGGGCACAGCGATTCCTTGCTGACGCAAGTACTGCTGCGGCGACATCTTCGAGTAGTCGGGCTGCCCCGCCAACGGATTGACGGGCATTCCGTGTTGCGTGGCGATCTCTCCGGCCCGTTGCAGTTGTTTCTGCTGTTGCTGCAACTTCCCCAAGTTGTCGACGGCTTGGTCGGCCGCGCGCGTAGCCCCGTACTGCTGCTTGGCGCCCTGGATCGCCCCCTGTGCACGCTCCTTCATCTGTGTCAGGAACGGAGCCGTTTGAGGGATCGGCGCGGGGGTTTGCACAAGGCCGTTTACGACGTTCACGGGTCGCGCGCCGTGCTGCTCCAGTGTCCGCAGGGCCCCGCCGAGGGCTTTCTGTGCGCCTTGGGTCTGTGCTACTTGCCGGCCACCTTGGAATGCTCCGCGAATTCCAGCACCAACTTGGTGGAAGATGTTTGCACTCTTCTCCAGTTCCAAGTCCGCAAGGGCGAGAAGGTTCTGCGCTTCGTCAGACATGGCGCACGACCTTCTTGAGCTGCTCAATTTCCTGCGTGACGACGTCCTGATGCCTCAGGACTTCCGCAAACTTCTTGCGGATGCACAGGGCAGTCTCGACGCTCGACGAAAACGCATCGGCGATACCCAGCCACTCGTCTTGCAACGCAGCGAGCTTGGAGTGCAGAACAGCGTCGGCGATACCGTCACCCAGTGGGGGCATGCCGCAGCGCTGCCGCACGGCGTTGAGCTCGGGAAGAACATCCGCCCCGAGAAGGGCCACAGCGTTCTTCTCGAATGCGTCGTGGTCCCAGTGGAGATACTTCGTTTGGGCCGCAATCTTGGACAGCTCCTCATCCCAGGCGTAGTTGAGGGCGTGCCGCTCCATCCGCAGAGCCTCAGCAGTCTTCTCGGCTCGTCGAAGAGCTACCAGAGGAGACCGTCGTGTAGGAAGGATCTCGTCGATTGCGCCGGTGAGCGCCGCAACCTTCTCTCGTCCAGGGTCTGTTGCCCGAGTCCGCGGCCGGAACTCATCAGACAGGTCAGGGTACTCTGCTGCTGCCTCCTTGGTGTGCGCGCTTCGCACTCCGTTGTGGAGGTTGGCGATCACAGACTCCGGATCCGCCAGCTCAAAGTTCGGCGTACGATCTTCCGCGCCCTTCAAGGCGGCGTGCTTCTGCTCGAACGCCTTGGTGTTGGCTTGTCGACAAAGCCGTCGGATCTGCTCGGGGTTCAGCCCGTGGTCACGCGCTGTCTTCGTTGCGATCTCGCTCAACGGCGCGCCGTTTTGCTCGTGACCGGCCCAGAAGGCTCGCGCGATGGCCGAAGCCTCACGATCGAAGTCACTGTTTTCCCAGGTAGCCATCAGCGTGCCTCAATCGTAGGGCGGTCAGCCCTTGATGATGTCATCTCGGTTTACGCCAAGTTCTTCAGCCGTAGCTGTCGACTTCTTGGTGGTCAGCGCGAACTCAAGGGCGCTTAGTGCGTCTGCGACGCGAGTGCCGGATGCTGTTGTTTTGATGGTGGCAGCCGTCGCCGCAGCTGCACGCCCCCAACGGAAAGCGGCTTCAGCCGTCTTGCTGGTGAGGGGTTTACCCCGATGCTCGAAGGCCCGACTGTACGCCTCACCCATCATGTCTTCCAGTACGACTTGAGGCTCCAGCGGGGGCCGTTCGGTCATGCGGTATCGGTCGAGGAGGCGTCCAGCCCCTTCAACAAGCGCCAACTCGTACACGTCGCGCTCTTCTCGTGTGAGGTGTAGCGTCTCTACGTAGTGCCGCATCGCGAAGACGCTTGTGAACACCGAGCGATCGAAGAAAAGGGTCTGGTAAACGGCGTAAACCCCTGGGCGAAGTTCCAGAGCCTTTTCAACCTCTGTGTCTTTCGCAGAGCACAGGCACAGGGCGTCCATTACGTGGCGGTAGGGGGATCGAAAGATGTCGTAAGCCGTGCTGACTACGGCATTGTCCCGCCGACCTTGAAGCACACGGAACAGGGCCAAGTCCAACGGGTCCGAAGGCGGTTCGGCGTCCGCTGCTTCGGCCCGTTGGACGAGGGCTGCGTACCTGTGTGAGGGGGGTACAGCGAGCTGCATGGGCTGATTATGCCGCGCGCGCTCCCGCAGGCAACAGCTGATCGCCGTACTGCTCCAGCGAGAGCACCGCGTCACCCAGCATGCGGAAGACGTCGCGCACCACCTGTTCGAGTGAGGTGTACGCCTCCTCTCCGATGCGCTCGCGGAACTGGCGGCTCTTCACATAGATCAAGAGCAGCGTACGTCCAAGGCGATCCAGCGCGTTGTCGAGGGCCGGCGTGTAGTTCTGTAGCAGATCGCGGATGCTTCGTACGTTGGCGAGGGACGCCACTGCCGAGGCGTCGAACACGCCGTCCTGGTCGAGCTGCATGGCTTGATCCAAGAACTGTGGCGCGACCTGTTCTGCGAACAGCGAGGGGTTGGGCTCCTTGGGCATCACGGGCTGCGGCGGAGGAGGCGGAGGTTGGCCCTGCATGCTCGGGTCCATGCCCTGCATGCCCTGCATGCTCGGGTCCATGCCCTGCATGCCCTGCATGCTCGGGTCCATGCCCTGCATGCCCTGCATGCTCGGGTCCATGCCCTGCATGCCCTG